CTACTGCCAAGTATAAAATACTGAGCAATGGTAAAATAAAGGTAGAAGGCAAAGACGAGATGAAGCGCAGGGGTGTTGCGTCTCCTAATAAAGCTGATGCATGGTTATTAACATTTGCTCACATCCCGCCCAATAAAGAACTAGACGAGCGATACAGAGGTAAACGTAAGCGTGGCAGCTCATGGGCTACATAAAGGACTAATATGGATAAAATCGAACAGGTGGACAAAGACGACCGCGCAACGTGGATTCTGGAACAAATGCGACAGTCTAAGATTTCATCTTCAGCATGGAGAAAGCAAGCCAGAGAATGTTACGCCTTCTTTGCATCGGATCAATGGAGTGATGAAGATACGGCTATTCTGGAAGAGCAAGGCCGCCCGCCGGTGGTGTTTAACCGGATTGCTCGAACTATTAACGCCATTGCAGGTTTGGAAGTGCAGAATCGGCAGGAAGTGCGATACATCCCACGCGAGATAAATGACGGGCCAGTAAACGAGATTCTGACCGCAACAGCTAAGTGGGTTAGGGATAACTGCGATGCTGAGGATGAAGAATCTGAATCGTTCCAAGACTGCTTAATCTCTGGGATGGGCTGGACTGATACCTCTCTAGAATACGAGGTAGACCAAGACGGAAAGATTGTAATCGAACGTGACGACCCTTTGTCGTATTACTGGGATTCAAATTCTCGCAAACGTAACCTTGACGACTCTCGCTGGAGAGCGAAAGTACACCGTTACACAAAAGAACAAATCCAAGAAAAATGGCCGGATTGGGACGGAACAGCTACTGGTGGCGAAGAGTTCACCGAAGAAGTCCAAGTCTCTCACGACTCTACTTTACCATTCTACGATGGCGGAAGTAATAACAAGACAGGATCAAATAAGTTGATCGAGGTTATTTGCTTTCAGTGGTACGAAAAGGAAGATGTATACCGTACCCAAGACCCTATGACAGGGAACATTGTCAAACTTACAAAAACTAAGTATGACGCCATGAAAGACATGCTAACCATGTCTGGCGCAAAGGTAGTCAAGCAACCGTCTAGGAAGTACCGCAAAGCCTATCTAATCGGTAAAGATATTGTTGAAGAAGTAGACCTTGAAGTGCAGAACGGGTTTACCTTTAACTGTATTACAGGGCTGAGGGATCGGAATAATAATTCGTGGTTTGGCCTAGTCAACTTAATGCTCGACCCCCAACGCTGGGCGAACAAGTGGCTATCGCAGATCATGCACATCCTGAATAGCAACTCTAAGGGTGGATTGATGGCAGAGACTGACGCCTTTGCAGATATTCGTAAGGCAGAACGGGATTGGTCTGATCCACAGGCGATTACATGGCTTAAATCTGGTGGATTGGGTAAGGTTCAACAGAAACAAATTTCCCAGATGCCAACCGGAGTTCACGAGCTGTTAAGGTACTCTCTGGAGTCGATTAACGATGTGCCAGGCGTAAACTCTGAAATGCTCGGGTTGGCAGATAGACAACAAGCTGGTGTTTTGGAAGCGTCGCGTAAGCAAGCAGGCATTACCATGCTGGCTGTGTTCTTTGATTCTCTGCGCAGGTATCGCAAGGAACAAGGTCGAGTATTGGCAAAGATGATCGTAGAGTATATATCTGATGGGCGGATTATCCGTATTGTAGGGGAAGAGGGTGCTCAATCTGTTCCATTGCTCAAAGACAATCTAACGTTTGAATATGACGTGGTTGTAGACGACTCGCCTACCTCACCAAACCAGAAGGAAAAGACATTCCAGATTATCATGCAGGGATTGCCGCAGATGATCGCTGCTGGCCTTCCTCCTCCCCCTATGGATATTATCAGCTACATGCCTCTCCCTGAATCTATCCTGACCAAATGGAAGCAAAACGCCAATCCAGAGATTAAGCAACAAATGCAACAAATGGGCCAGATGCTCGAACAGCAAGCCCAACAATTACAACAGATGCAGGATCAACTCCAAGCCGCAGGTGCAGAAAACCAGAAGCTGCAAGGTCAAATTACCGGACTGGATATTCAGAAGCACCAAGACCAGATTCAGATCGAAGCCGCAAAACTTGAACAAGGGAACCAGAATTTGCAAATTAGTTTAATGGACGCAGAAACAAGACGGATGCAGGCTCAAACACAATTTATGCAAGCCCAGTCAAAGGCTGATGCAGATCGTGCTAAACAGGCAATGGAAGAGACTAAACTTATCCTTGAAAACGATAAGGCCATGATCGAGGCTCGGATGCAGATGATGTCAGAGGGCGGGACTAATGATGCTGACGAAATGATGATTGCAGACATGCAACGTCAACTAGACACAATCAGCAAAAGCCTTGAACGAATCCAGATTAGCATGATGTCACCTCAAACAAATAACATCGGAATAACGATGATTAAAGGCGAAGGTATGGGCGGAATGGAAGGAATGCACGAAAAAATGCAGGAAGAGTAATAGCTGCTCTCTCAGCTACCCGTAAATCTAACGTTAGGAGATTAAATTGAACCATGAAGTAACCTCGCCAGAAGTGGCGGTAAATACTGAAGTAAGCGACGAACAAGTAGCAGAATTCTTTGACGGTAAACCAGAGCAAGAAGTTAAAGAAGCACCAAAGGAAGAAGAAAAGCAGGAAGAGGTAAAGGCTGAAGATAAGCCTAGCCCAGAAGAGAATTACAAAAAGGCAATGCAAGAAGAACGCTCTCGTCGTAAGCAGGAACAATCTGCCCGGAGGGAACTTGAAGCCAAGCTGAAAGAAATGGAAGAACGATTCAATAAGATGACTCAGGAAAAAGCGAAAATTCCTGAAATTAACGAATCGCCAGTCGAGAACCTAGACGCGCGAATTGCCCAGTTTGAAGCACTGGAACAGAAGCGCAAGGAACAGTTTGAACGCTACCAGCAAGAACAAGCCGTAGCAGCAGAGAACGCGCAGATACTTTCTGACTACAAAGAGAACGCCGCAGAGTTTAAAGAATCAGTCCCAGATTTTGATGATGCGTATGGGTATTTTGTTAAATCCCGCATTGAGGAGTTTAAGTCTCTGGGTTATGGCGATGAAGAAGCTGTAAATGCCGCCTATATCGAAGAAATGAACATTGCCCGCCATCTTATCTCCCAAGGAAAGAACCCTGCTGAAGTGGTTTACAACATGGCGAAGGTTCGTGGATGGTCAAAACAGTCTGAAAAAGCAGAAAAGCCATCAAATCAAGACGAAAAGCTGAAAATGCTTGCAAAAGGCACGCAAAATGCTAAACTCTCGACTGGTGCATCTAAGCCAGGTGAAATTACACTGGAAGCCCTAGCCGAAATGAGTGATGATGAATTCATGGAAAACTGGGACAAAGTAATGCATCGTTAACGCGAAACGTTAAAACGCGGTATTCGTCTCCCTGACGTAAAAGAATAGTTCGCTTCTCGGCGTGAATGAGGACAAACATATTTTTCTTACTTTAGGAGATTCAAAATGGCGAATACCGCTTTTGGGGTAAATGATCCCCTCGCACAAAAGCTGTGGTCTAAGAAACTTTTTCAAGAAGTTATCGGCCAGAGCTATGTTGGTCGATTCATGGGTACATCCCAAGATTCGATTTTCCAAATCAAGACAGAAACTCAGAAAGATGCTGGCGACAAGATCACCTTTGGTCTGCGCCGTCTGCTGACTGGTGCTGGTGTTCAAGGTGACGCTACCGTAGAAGGTAACGAAGAAGCCCTGACAACCTATAGCGACTCTCTGCTCCTGGATCAATTGCGCCACGCAGTCCGTACCGCTGGCAAAATGACAGAACAACGCGTCCCGTTTAACCTCCGCGAAGAAGCCCGCATGGGTCTGCAAGACTGGTGGATTGAACGCCTGGAAACATCTGTTGCTAACCAACTGACCGGCTACACAGATCAAGGTGACACCCGTTACACAGGTAACAACGCAACAGTAGCACCATCTACTACCGCAGGCGCAACTCGTATCCTGATTGGTGGCGGTGAGACTGCCGAAGGCTCCCTGTCTGCTACAACAACTCATGCTATTAAACTGACTGACCTGGATCGCGCTGTAGCTGTTGCTAAGACTCAAACCGCTAGAATCCGTCCGGCTCGTGTTGATGGCAAAGAAATGTATGTAGCGTTCCTTCACCCCTACCAGATTTACCAACTGCGCCGTGATGCATCTACTGCTGGTAACTTCTTCGATGTGCAGAAAGCAGCCCTGCAAGGTGGCAAGATCAGCGATAACCCTATTTTCACAGGGGCATCGTTCATCTACAACAACGTCATCGTTCATGAATGGTCTTACCTGCCGACAACTACTGGCCTGGCTGATGATACCAACTATCGCCGAGGTGTATTCTGTGGTGCGCAATCTCTGGTTGCTGGCTTCGGTCAGGGTGGTAGCGTGAACA